AAGCATTAAATATATTTAGTTGTGGTTGTAAAAACAATTTTATCTTCTTTGTGCATTTTTTCAACATGGTCGCGCATTTCTTTTATGCTTGGATAACCTGGCATGGTAAATTCTATGCTTACTTCGGTTATCTGCTTGCGCTCGCGCTTGCTGAAGATCTTATCAAAGTTATCGTTGAATGTTTTTTTATCTACCGCGAAAGGGCGCGGTGCTGATCCTTTGCCTGTCATGATATTGGTTTCCTAAATAAATAAAATAAACCTTTTAATGCTTCATCACTAAGATGTCGTAAATGTTTTGGTATGTCCTCTCGCTTCATGTAAGCCTCACAGTTCCATTGGGAGAGACTGTCCCTAGCCTTTCCCCTGTTATTGTTAATAAAAGCCATGAGCCGTCTGTGTGTTGCTTAGAGGAGGCATTATCTGGGTATATGATCTCGCCAGTATGTCCGTTATCTCTAAGGTGTGATGCGTAAGCATATTCAGCCATAGCATAAGTTATTGGTTTATATCGTTTCATTGTTAGTCTCTGTCCATGTCTATGATGCCGTCGTATTCTCCACTCTCAACATCTATTAGATAATCATACAAAGCACTCTCACAATCGCGCAATGCTTGATATATTCTTGCTGGCTCTCGCGCTGTTTCACCAGTAAATTGAAACTGATCATGCTCTTGTGCTAATTTATGCACACTAACAATCATATTTTTAATATTTTGCAGTTCTAGTTCTTTGTTAAATTGTTTGCCCTCGTACCTGGTCATAGCGGCTTTATTTAATCGTTTCATCATTTCCCCCTTTGTAGTAATCTTCTCTTAAATCTTCTATAAATTTAAAAGCATTTTCTAAATGTTCGTGATCATCAGGAATATTAAACTCCTGTTGCAGTTCTTGTAATGCACAATGTATGCTTTCAAGTTTTATATTATTAACTCTTTTTAGATACTGTTCATCTGTTTCTATATATGCTCTCATCATTTCCCCCTTTGTAATGGTTTACCATTTGGAAAAGTCAACGCTTCGCTAAACGCTTGCCAATCCTTTGGTGTCATTATTTGTTCTACTTTGTGAACTGGCGTGTTGTCTTTTAGGCCATACTTCTTACGAAGCTGTCCTATTACGCTTTTGTGTGTCCTGGTCTTTGATATGCTCACGATTTTACCCATAATTGCTGTAGTTTCTCATTTGCCCTTTGCATAGACGCTAAAGGTATCAATGCGCCTATAAGCAAATCATATTCTCTATCTTCTAAACAAGATCTAAACCATGTTTCATTTAAAGATTCATATTGCTCTATTGCTTCGCTTAATTCGTTGATGACTTCGTTAAGTTTTTCTTTTTCATTTATGTTCATCTTTTAAGTTCCCCTGTTATGTCTCCCTCAAAATCTTCTTCAATATCCATGTGTCTTAATTCTGAAGTGTCGCTTATTCTTACCTTAACATTTTGTTTGGCTAGAAGTTCTAATAAATCTGTTAAGGTATCTACTACAAATACAGAACTATTTTTTTTATCTCTTATTATAGGCATTATCTAACCTCCCTTAAACTTCCAAAGTGCATTAAAAGATTTGTTCTAGCACATTGATATAGTGGTGAATGTTGAGGTGTTTTATTTTTAATAAAGTAATGCTTCATTACCTCAACACCCTGTAAGTATATTTTCTGATCTAATGCTTTATTAAGTGCATCATCAAAAGACTTGTTAGAAGTAAATCTTTTATATTTATTATCCATAGTTTTTCTCCATATATGCTAAGTTATTACAACCTAGTAATACCCATTATAAAGATTGATTTACAAATATCAACACTTTTACTCAATAAATATGTAATTAATTACCTAAAATGTGCAAAATACCCTAAAATAAAGCATGGAAAAGGGAAAACCAGGAAGAAAAAGAAAGCTTGCGCAACTATCAGAAGATGACTATAAACAGATCAGCTTATGGGCTGGTGATGGTTTAAATGAAAGCCAAATCGCGACTTTACTCAATGTAAACATCTCAACAATAACCAGAGAAAAGAAAAGAAACGAGCAATTTGCACACGCTATAAAAAAGGGAAGATATAAAGCAGTTCAACTTGTAGCTAATAAAGTATTTCAAAATGCAATGGATGGTAAAGAAACAAGCGCAATATTTTTCCTAAAGAATAGAGATCCAGATAATTGGGCAGACCGCCAGGAAATAAATTACAACTTAGATTTAAAGAATGTTCTTACCGACGCGCGCAGTAGGATAATAGAACATCGCCCTGCGCCTGCGCCTGCCCTGAGCAAGCGCGCGCAATCGCTGAGCAAAAATGCACAAGGCGAGCAAGCGAGCGAGGGCGTGAATGAATAGCAAGGGGTTGAATGCGAGCTTAGTTTTTATGCTCCCTTTTTAACTATGCGAATCTCTCTCAATAAATCGCATTTAACCCCCCCTTTGTTAGCGTGGCGGTGGTGATATATGTATAACTACTCAACTAAAATTTTTTAATTTTTTTTAATATGAAATACGGTGTAAAACTAGAAAAGGAATTGATGACCGAACTATGGTCAGGTCATATAAAAGACAACCCAGTAAACTTTGTTAAGTATGTGTTCCCATGGGGTCAGAAAGACACCCCCCTCGAAGATTTTAAAGGACCAAGAAAGTGGCAGGAAAAAATTTTACGAGAAATGGCAATACACATTGAGCGAAACAACGTATTAGATTTACCAGAGATGTTTAGACTAGCCGTAGCTTCAGGTCGTGGTATTGGTAAGTCTGCACTTGTCGCATGGATTATACTTTGGATGTTATCTACCAGACTTGGTTCTACCATAATCGTAACAGCTAACACCGAGCAACAGCTTAGATCAAGAACATGGGCGGAGTTAGGTAAGTGGTTAACATTAGCCATTAACTCTCATTGGTTTACTAAAACAGCTACCACGATAAAACCAGCACAATGGTTTGAAGATGCGCTAATAAACGACCTCAAGATTGATACTGGTTATTATTACGCGCAGGCGCAGTTATGGAGCGAGGAAAACCCCGATGCGTTTGCAGGCATCCATTCATCTTACGGCGTATGCCTGATAATGGATGAAGCGTCAGGTATTCCCGCTCCTATTTACTCCGTCAGCGAGGGGTTCTTCTCCGAACCCACGCGCGATAGGTATTGGTTTACTTTCTCCAACCCACGCCGTAACACAGGGCCATTCTACGACAGCTTTAACTCCAAGCGCTCGTTCTGGATAAACAAACAAATCGACTCGCGCACTGTCGAAGGCACAGACCAAAAGCTCTTTCAAACGATGATTGAGCAATACGGCGAAGATTCCACCGTCGCGCGCGTGGAGGTGATGGGCGAGTTTCCATCCGCAGACGATGATACCGTCATACCAATGGCGTTGGTCAAAGCGGCAGTCGAAAGAGATGTCTCCTTAACAGCTAACGCGCCGATAATATGGGGATTGGATGTCGCCAGATTTGGCGGTGATAACTCCGCGCTATGTGTCAGACAAGGTAACCATGTAATGAAGATTAAGTCGTTTAAGTCTATGGATCTTATGCAATTATGTGGTGTGATTAAGAATATGTATGACGATTGCACAGCGATAGAGCGACCACAAGAAATATTGATTGATGTTATTGGTTTGGGCGCAGGCGTGGTGGACAGGCTAGCAGAGCAGAATCTACCCGTGCGCGGAATCAATGTTGCCGAAGCACCCGCGACCAAGAAAAATTATTTAAACCTACGCGCTGAATTATGGTTTGCAATCAAAGACTGGCTCGCGCAACGTGATTGCAGGCTACCGCAAGACGATGATTTAGTCTCAGAATTAGCTGCGCCTTTGTATAAATATACTTCGACAGGTAAAATCAAGATAGAAAGTAAAGACGAAATGCGCAAGCGTGGAATCAAGTCACCCGACAAAGCAGACGCGCTTGCGCTGACCATGGCATCAAGTGCTGCAAGTTTTGGTGGAAGCACAAGCTTTTTAGGTTATAATTTCAGACAACCTCTTAAATCAAGAATAATCAGAGTAGGATAATTTATGGCAAAGAAATACAACGAAGCAGAAATCATTGAGCAAGTTAAAGAAGAAAGCGAGATGATTGACCTAGTAGGTGTGATTAAATCAGAGATGGATGATGCTAAAGATTTCATTCATCAAGTCGGCGCAGAGAGAGCTGAGTCAACAGAATACTATCTTGGTAACGAACCAGAAGGTACTAGCTCATTACAATCAGAATTTGTATCTACAGATGTAAGAGAAAGTGTATTGTTCATGTTGCCGTCAATCATGCGTACATTTTTTGGTACTAAGAAGATTGTAGAGTTTGTACCAAAAGGACCAGAGGATATTCAACTTGCAGAACAACAAACTGATTATATTAATTATCTGATTAGAGAAAAGAATCCAGGCTTCCAAGTTTTGTATGACGTTTTTAAAGATGCCTTAGTAAGAAAGACTGGTTTTGTAAAAGTATTTTGGGATGACAGCGTAACTGCAACAACCCACGAATACAGCAACATTGACCCACAATCTTATCAAGCATTAATACTAGATAAAAACGTAGAGGTTATAGAAGAGTCAGTAACTAACGAAACCATTACTACCTTTGACCCTGTAAGCCAAGAAGAGATAACTCAAGAAATACCAGCGAGTTATGATCTTACTATTAGACGATTAAAACCAAAAGACCAAGTATGTATTGAGTCTGTACCACCAGAAGAAATACTTATATCAAGACACGCACGCAGTATAGATACTGCTTCTTATGTTGCCCACAGAATGATTAAGTCAGTCTCTGATTTAGTTGCTATGGGTTATGACCAAGAAGAAATAGAGCAGTATGCAGGTTATGGCGGTAGTGCATTAGACCCAGAAAGCTATGAAGAACAAGAAGCAAGAAACCCATTTGACAATATGGTTTATCCAGATAGAAATGATGCTGGTGGTAAAGATGTTTTGTATATTGAGCATTATTTGTATTATGACTTTGATGGTGATGGTATTGATGAACGCATTAGAGTTTGTACAGCTGGTGAGGGCATAGATGTATTAAACGTAGAACCATGGGATGATTTACCTATATGTATGTTCTGTCCAGATCCTGAACCACATACAGCAATAGGTTCATGTCCAGCTGATTATCTAAAACCAATACAAGCTGCTAAATCACAAATTATGCGTGATACCCTAGATTCACTAGGTCATTCAATCTTCCCAAGAATGGGTATTGTTGAGGGTCAAGTAAATATAGATGACGTATTAAATACAGATATTGGTCAACCAATTAGAATGAGAGCGCCAGGCATGGTACAACCATTTGCAGTACCTTTTGTTGGTAAAGAAGCTTTCCCAGTTTTAGGATATTTAGACGAATCAAAAGAAAACAGAACAGGCGTATCTAAAGCAAGTGCAGGATTAAACGCAGAAGCTTTACAATCTACAACTTCCGCAGCTGTAACTGCTACTATGAGCGGTGCGCAAGGCAGAGTAGAACTAATATGCAGACATTTTGCTGAAGGCGGTCTAAAAGCCATGTTCAAAACAGTTAATAACTTGGTAATCAAGCACCAAAACGCACAAGATGTCTTTAGATTAAACGGTAAATTTATACCTGTAGACCCAAGATATTGGGATTCAGATAAAGATATGGTGGTAAATGTAGCTATATCTAAGTCATCTGACGAAGAAAAATTCCAAGTTTTGACACAAGTTGCAGGAAAACAAGAACAAATATTGCAATTACTAGGGCCACAGAATCCTCTAGTATCAATGCAACAATATGCAAACACTTTGACAAGAATGATCGAGTTAGCAGGCTTCCAAGACGCACAATCCTTTATAAATACAGAAGTTCCGCCTATGCCACCTATGCCACAAGAGCCACCACAGCCAGACCCAGCTGCTTTACTAGCACAGGCTGAAGCTCAAAAGGCACAAGTGCAGGCACAAAAAGCTATCATTGACGCAGAAACCGATAGAATGAAAATAATCATGGACGATGATAGACAAAGAGATATAGAAGAAGCACAACTTAGAGTTAAAGCATTAGAACTTCAAGCTAAATACGGCGCACAAATAAATATTGCCGAAATAAATGCTATCATGGAACGAGACAGGGAAAATATTAGACAAAATGCAAAAGCTCAAGCTCAAGGATTATTTACAAACAATGTGCCACAACAAAATATATGATATTGAAGTGATGGTCGATGACATGGTTTATGTAGGTAAAGAAATAAGAGCTAAGAATAGAAATCATGCACTACAGATTATGTCGATTATGTCAGGTGGCGAAGTAAAAACAGATTCTGAAATAATTTATTATGAAGAAAGGACGGTACACTAATGAAATACATAAGAAAGTTTTGGGTATGGTTAAAAGAAACTATGCACAAGTTTTTAAACTGGTTTGATAATTTTATGACACCCCCACCAGTTGTTAAAAAAAGAGGTAGACCAAGGAAGAAATAATGGCGATTACATACAGAGGCGAAAGATTTAGCGGTTACAACAAACCAAAAAGAACACCAGGCAAATCTAAAAAGTTTGCTGTACTTGCAAAGCAAGGTGATAAGACAAGACTCATTCGCTTTGGTGATCCCAACATGACAATCAAGAAAGACCAGCCAAAAAGGCGTAAGTCATTTAGAGCAAGACATAAATGTGATACTAACCCACCAAGCAAACTAACAGCAAGATACTGGTCTTGCAAAAAATGGTAAGGAGATAATTATGCCAAAAGGACTATACGCAAACATACACGCTAAAAGAAAAAGAATTAAAGCTGGTTCTAAAGAAAAAATGAGAAAGCCTGGAACAAAAGGCGCACCTACAGCCGCAGCTTTCAAAAAAGCAGCTAAGACTGCAAAGAAAAGGAAGAAGTAATGCCTTATAAAAAATATTCACCTAAACAAAAGAAATTAGCCGCAGTAGCCAAACCAAGAAAAAAAATTACTGCTGCTGATTTTAAAAAGTTAAAAAAGAAAAAGAAGTAATAAATGAATGATGTCGTAGTTCTAATTACTGAACTAGGATTTCCTATAGCCGCAGCAATAGGCTTAGGAATGTTTGTTTGGAAACTTATAAACAGAATCATTGACGGTATGGAGACTAAACTTGATACCGT